GACAAACATATATTAACAGAATTTGAATGTATTAACGGATATGGTAGCATGCAACGTTTGGTTATGAGTACTTCGAGTGGTATTTTGGCCAATTGGTTTTCTAATGGTAAGTATGATTTTTTCGATTCGGATGGTAAAGATGAACCAAATTATACCTTTTCGCATAAGGCTAAAACGTATAATATTCCTATTTTTAATCAAACTTTTGTGGAAAGACTTCGAGATTTTGATAATGGCATACAAATAGGTGAAATACGTGACAGTCCTATATGGGTGGCTACTGTGAAAGATGAATTGCGGAAACTGGAAAAAGTAGAACAAAAGAAAACTAGAATTTTTGAACAACCATCTTTGGAATATACATTGTTAGTTAGAAAGTATTTTGGTGCATTTCTTAATTACATTAAAAGCAAAGCAGGGTTTGTTACGCATAGTGCTATAGGTATTGACTATGAAGCAGCTTGGAAGAGCATCTATCAATATTTAGAAAGTAAAGGTAACAATGGATTTGATGTTGATTATACCAACTATGATGGGAGTGTTTCTCCACAAGCATTTGATTTTTATCGTAGGGTTACTGACTATTATTATGGAGATAGCAGCCCGGCTAGACATTCTTTACTGTATATATTGCAAAACTCCAACGTATTGGTTGGACATAATTTGATGAGGACTGATCTGGGAAATAAGTCTGGTAATCCTATGACTGATATTTTTAATTCAATTACTAATGTTTATATTCTTTACGTTAGTTATCTACAGAGCAGATTAAATGTTGGGCTTTCGTGCGATTTTGAAGATTTTCATCGGGATGTTGCTTTACTAACTTATGGAGACGACGTTATAATAAGCGCCGATGATGATACTTTACAGTATTTTAATAGGATAAGTGTTTCAGACACTACAACAAAACTTGGCTTTGTAGCCACAGCCGCAGATAAAAGCGGGAATTTGCAAAAATTCGAAAAATTATCGGAGTTACAATTTCTGAAATCGAAATTTGTACCTTTGGATTGGTGTGTATTAGCGCCCAAACCAATCGAAATAGCTATTCGTGAATTACAATTTATTAGCAAACAGAATAAAGGAGATAAACGAATTATAAAAGATTTATTTAATTGTGCGCTGCGTTTTGCAGCACATAATGGAAAGGATGAAGTAACAAGATTACAACGACAGTGTGCCGATAGAGGCCACAATTTGCGATTTGATTTTGAAGATTTCATCCAAGATATAATTGATAAACAGCGGGTCTGTGGTGTGCAG